CCATATAATCTGGTAACTCAATAATACCATCGATTTTGACGATGCCACAAGTTTCAAGCGTTTCATTCATGGTTTTTATTTTAGTATAGCACACTATCGAGAGTATGCAGGGTCATTATACTTGGGATCAGGATAGTCCTCCCAAGTATTACCCTCATATTCTACCACAAGTGGGTTCACATCCTTTCTTTCTCCATACACATGGTAGAAACAATCAGTTACACCTTCTAGAGTTATCTTACTATCATCCCATTCTTTTACTATAATATCTTGTGCTGATCCAACTGGTTGTGTTTGTACAGTGATACTATCAATCACCACTAGGTCTTTCCAGTAATCAGGTAACACAATCTCATTATCCTGTGTCCTACCTCTGAAATATACACCAACCTCAGGACCTTCAATACAAGCGTATCTAAGTCTATGACCTTCTCCCTTACTGGGATGCACCATGTCAAATGGTTTTGGAAGACTGTCAGCAGTTTGATGTCTGTCTTCTAATCTACCTTTAGATAAACAATCAACAAAACCAGTGACATAAACATCACCATCAATAAACACGGTGTTAGGAAATTGATCACCTGGTGGTCCTGCTGTACCAGAACCTGCTATATTTACGTCTCCCTCTACACTCAGAGCTAGACCTTTTATTGCAGGTTTGAACTTTTGTAGATCCAAGTCCGTTCCTATATTGACATGACCCAACGCTAAATCACTATGCTCACCAAGAAACACAGGTCCTACTGCAGCGAGTGTACCCTCAAACTCCTTGTCACCATCAAGTGTCTCTACTGATTGATCGACCTTTGGATCCTCAGGTCCTATGTAAACCTTACCTGTGTCAAGGTCTCTCATTTGTGCCATATTAATTTTTCAGTGTTTTGATCTGGTTATCTATATATTCCCTCATAAAAGCAGGGCACATTTTAGTTTGTGGTTCATGAAGTCTAATGCATTGTCCAATTAAAATCTGCCATCCTTCAGAATGTGAAACAATTCTTTCCTTTGCGTCTATTGTTATATTGTCACCTGTGACAAGAAAGTTATTACCTGCACTTATTCTAATGTCGTGATTTGCGTCAAGATTTATTCCCTCTTCATCAGTGCTCAAAGCTTCCATAACAATCTTTTCAGCACTCACTGTAAATTCACCTGCAACAGTAATATGTAAATCACCTTCTGATATAATATCAAGAGGTGCACCTTTACATACCGACTGAATCACTGAACCCTTTTTCTTGTGAGATGGATTTGCATCTTCATTTGAGGATAACTCAAATCCACCGTCTCTAAACAATCTAAGTTTTTGACTATGACCACCGTAGATACCAACGTCTCTTGCTCTCTTTACATCTGTGTCCTTCTCGTCACCTAATGTGACATGTCCACACTCAGCATGCTGAATGATAATTGGAGGTACCTTTGTTTTGTTTTTAGATTGTTTTTCTGCCATCAATAGAACCTAGGGCAACTGATTACTGTTATCAACTGTGCATCAGGTACAACAGGATCAGTGTATTCTTCACGTTTTACAAACCTAGTTATAGGTAATAACTTGGCACCCACACCTGTATTTGTTTGCACGGTGAGTGCAGGTAATTCTGTGAGTCCTTGATCAATTGTACCACTAGATCCAATTATTCTACCATCTTCTATGATTGGTGTCAATGTCTGTCCACTATCACTTACAATAAGGTCTCCCTCTTCATAACCAATACCTGTTGATATCACATCCACACCTACAATCTCACCAATCACATCCACACCATCAATATCAGAGTTTACAATTCTTCCATCATCTGTTATTGTATTTTCTGGTGCAAGATAATTACCCCCAGTATCAGATATTGCGATATTTACAATTCTTCCATCTTCTACTATGGGTCTACCTGTAGCACCTTTACCATTATCACAATCATCGATAATTGAAACGAAAGGTGGTTCTGTGTAACCAATTCCAAAGTCTTTCATATTAACACCTATAATATCACCCACTGAGTTTATTACAGCATCAGCAGCAGCACCTATACCTCCACCACCAAATATTTCTATTCTTGGAGGACCGCAAACTTTACTTGATACATTACATCCACCTACTAAACCATTGAGAGGTGATGCACCACTAAATGACCCAACAGTATCTCCAATGACATTTACATTGGGGAATGACAATCCTACCAACTCTGTCAAACTGCCCGATAAACCAGTTCCACTAAGCGTGGTAAATTTATTGAGAAGACTATTGAATTCCAATTTCTTTTTAGGATCAGAACCAATATTAGTCAGTCTATCAACAGGATTTTCCTTACACTTCTGACCTTCACACTCAAACAATGAAAGAAGTGCACTAGACATACTGAGTGCCTTTGTCATCATGCTCTGGAAATCAGGCATTGCTGACCCAGTAAATTTACTCAAACCACTCAAAGAAGGTGCGATGGCAGACTGTATCTTTGAAGTAAGATCTGACATCAATCCAGATAAGAATTGTTCTGCACCACATAGAGGTATATTCACAACTTTACCAATCAATTCTTTCAAAAATTTACCTACAAAATCTTTCAACCCATTGAGTATATTCTCGATAGCACAAAAAGCACCATCTTTGAGTTTCTTTGCCTCTATACTCTTTCTTAAAAAATCTGGTGTTAGAAAACCTATATTCTCATCAACTTTCTTGTTTATCTCATCAAATAATTTAAACCTTGCTCCTCTTATTATACCTGACATTGCACCAGAAATTTCCTTTGATGCTTTATCAATTTCAACGTCAATATTCACAATCTTTTGTAAGACAGGATCTATATAACCATCCGAAAATTTCTCAAGTGAATTAACTTTATCAAAGAATTTTTGTAGAGATTTTGTTATATCACTGGTTTTTTCTATTGGTGTATTGCATACAACTGGCACCTTCACATGGTATGATTTGTTATCATAATATTTCTCTATAGTTTTCTTTTTGTTCTTATTCTCATCTACAATTTCACTATTACTATCAACAATAACACCACCTGGAGTTGTTTTCTCTTTCTTCTCTATAGATGTATGATCACCATAATCAATATTAGGATCTTTTTTTAGTGGTTTGAATCCAGTAGTGCCTTTATCTAATGCTTCTTTATATGATGTAAAATCCTCAATATTATAGTTTGCATAAAATGATCCAATTACTATTGGTTGTTGTGCTTCTTCTCCGTCAAGAAAGAATCCAATAACCATCTCACCACCTTGTAAGGCAAAAGATGTACCAGTGTCATTATTGCCTGCACCAAATTGTGGTGACACAAGGAAGTGTGCCCAAGGTAAATTATCATCAGAGATACCACCCTCGCCATCATTCTCGCCAGGATGGTATCCAAGTATTCTTATCTTTGCTCTAAAACCATTGTCAAAGTTCTGATTATTTTTTGTACGCCAAACTTTATCAGGGGCTACCTGTGCGATAAACCACTGAAATCCATCCTTTCCAAGGAATTCAATATTAGAATGACGTGTCTCAAGCATTAGTCATCGTATACCAAGCACTCTGGTTCATCAGGGTGCATCTCACAAAACAATTCTAAAACATTAGGATCGTGATGATCACCTGCTTCAATCTCATCGTGATGATGCTCTTCGTAAACCTCAAGTTCGTGTAACTCTTCGACCATATGTCTCTTCATTGGTTCTGAAGTAGATGGGTCTGCAAGAATTTCTTTATCCTTTGCGATGTGTTCTTCGATTGTTTTCATGTTACTCGTTGATGGTAAATGAATCTCTCACAAGAGATAATCCTGTGAAATCACCAGCAGTATTACCAAACTCATGAGATAATTTAGCAATCATATACTTGCCACTCTCAGGAGAGTTTTTATCCTGTGGTTCACCAGTATTTAGGTCAGGAAACTTGACATCAATAATCATACCTGCTCTTAGTGAAAGATTCATTGGCACTGTTATATCTAAGATCTGTGAAAACATGGCAGCATATCTTGCTGATGCCTGTGCTTGATATCGTGCTTGATCTTGTGGTTTGTCAATAGTAACTCCATCAGCATCTTTATTTGTGGTTCCCTTATCTATAGTTCCAAGAATTATTCTTGAGTAAGGTTCTTTATATGCAAGAGGATTCAACTCATCTTCATTTCCAAGTTGATAATCACCAACTTTGAAATTATAGAAGTGAACTTTTCGTGTAAGCACGTCATAGTACCAGTTTGAACTGCTGTATGCACCAGATCTAAGTTTTTTTATTATATCATGACTTTCTCTTAGAATTGGTTTACTTGACAATTTGAAATTATTACTCATATCAAGACCACCTTTATATGGTGTCATTAAGTATTCTACTTCTGGTTCTTCTTTGAATATAAGATCAATACTTCTAAAATTATATCCATCTTGTGTTTCAAAAAACAAATATCCAGCAGTTCCCCCATTACCCTCCTCAAATGATCCTGTAGTCGGTATCGATTTACGACACAAATCACTTATAACTTTGAACGGTCTTCTATAGTTTCCGTAAAACTCACAATTGTTTGAAGTTGTATCAACTGAGTGTATTTTACCATTTATCTTCTCATTTAGTATCTTACTGACAGTAGCTGCAATAGATCCCTTATATTTTATCCAACACCTATTTGTATGATTTGATAGAGCACCCAGTGTTTCACATGTTAGCGTAAATACTTCTCTTTTCTGATCTAGTATATGATTTGATATATTTGTTACAACGAGTTCCTTTTCTAAAAAACCTTCCTGACTTGGATGTTTTAATTTTACTCTTACTAAATTACCACCCCTTATGGGTATTTTGTTTATAAGACCATTAGTATCTTGTATACTTATATCTACGTGTATTGCTGGATCTATCACATCCTCGTAATACTTTATGAATCCCACCTGATATTTCAAATCGAAGGATTTCCCTTCCTCACTCACTAAATCGACAGCCTCGATCTTATGTCCCTTAGTCCACAATTGATTTTGACTCATGCTGTCTGGAGTGCTGTCATCTCAGCGTATTTATACATGGCATCTATGGGATCGCTTTCACCACCTCCCACTACGACTATTGAGTCACCAGACACCGTAGGCGGTTGTGTTACATTATTACCCTGTTGCTGTATTATGAATATATTGTTTATTGGTGCCAGAGCAAGGTTTGTGTCTATTGATCCTTGATCTTCTATGTCTGCTTGAGCGATATTATTTGATTTTGATTCTATTTCTATGTCTGAGGATGATATTTTAGCACCTGGAGATGTTTTAATTGGTTTGATTTTAGGGAACATTTTATCAAGATTTTTAATGTCTTTCAACAATCCATCTATTAAAACATCAATTGATTTAGAATTAGGTTTAATGTTTTTGAAAGCATTAAATAATTGCATTATCTCATCGCCATACCTATCAAGTCTTGCGAAATCATTGAGATAATCTTTTTGTAACATCTCTGATTTTTTTGCAAATTGCTCATCAGTAATTTTTCCAGCTTTGTGTAATTTTGACAATTTATCTCTTATCTTAATAAAAGCTTGATTATATTCAATCTTAAGTTTTGTTGGACTTTTTAAATTAAATTTCTTCAAGAAATCAAATACTTCAAAAGTTTTATCACCCTTAGTAAGATTCAAAAAATCTTTAGCAAATTTTCGATCTTCCGCCTTTTTCAACTCTTTCTTTTCTAAGTTTCTCTTGACAATATTAGTCTTCTTTTTTACTCTGCCTGGTGCTCCTTTCTGACCAGGCACCACTGTTCCCCTTTTGGTAAGAAAAGGTGATGTACTCATTCTTATTTTTTGTATATCAGATTTACTCAAAGTTCTCTCTAGTAATCTCCCAAATGCTACTATTTGTTCCTTCTCACTTAATTTTTTCAAGTAGGGTGCTTTTGCCAATAATTTTGTAAAAATTGGATTTGTTTTTTGGACAGACTTACCTCTTGTAACAATAGCAAGAGTTATTAACCCTGTTATAGCTGCTGTAACTCCTATTGCTTGAACTGAGGGTCTGTCTAAAAACTTTTTGACCCTAGCACCGATTGAAGGTATTGTTGGTATTATTGGTATGAATGGACGTTTAGGTCTGCCCTTCTCTTCTTCATCATCTCTTCTTACAATAGCAAGATCAACAGAAACATCTTCAAATTTATCCAATACCTTATCAAAATCATCAAGTGCATATGAAAATAATGATCTTTTAGTAGCTAATTCTACTCTTTTCTCCTCAAACTTTCTCCTTTTTTCTGCCCCAGTAAAAAGATCTGCTAATCTTCCACCTGCTAAACTTCCAATTATACTACCACCCACACCACCAACAAGAGTGCCGACAGGTCCTCCTACGGCAGTTCCAAGAACCGCACCATATTTTGCACCTGCAAGAGCACCTGCAAGACCACCACCTGCACCAATACCTGCTTGTAAATTTGTTTGACCTTCTGCTCTTCTACCAGCAAAATCCAAACCTGTTCCCAATATTGCAAGAGGACCTATCTTACCAAATCTACCTACTTTACCTACCCTAGATAGAAATGCACCGCCTCTAGTGGGTAATTTTGGAACTTTACCACGTCCGATAATTTTTCTACCGAGTGCACCACCACCAAGTAAAGCAAGTGCACCCCCGACCCCTCCTTTTTTATCTTTTTCTTGTTGCTTATTGCGTATCACTAACGCTTTTAGTGTACGATCTCTATCTTCTAAAAGTTTCTTTTTAGTTTTGAGAGATGTTCTCTCAAGTGATCTTTCTAACTTAAAACTATTTCTAAAATCATTTGTCAGAGCGATGTTTGCCCTCTTATTTCTTCTTGAAATGATAGCGAGAGACTTCTCAATCATGAGAATACTCCATATGATCTAAGTGATGACGCTGCTTCAAATCTATCAATAGCACCACCACCTGAGGTAAATTTAGTGCTTACAGCAACTTCGGGAGCCACTGCGGTAATACCTTTAAATCCAGATGATCTAACTCCACCATCATCATTTGATTCTAATTCTATGATATTATTTGTAGTTTCACCTACTATTTGTTTACCCATCTGCGAAATACTTAGATTAGGCAATAAGTCAGAAGATAGTTTTACATTTGATTCAAATATATTTGATATTTGATCATTAAATGTAATGTTTTTAGATGAATTTTTTTGCAATAAAGAAATCTTTGAATTATCAAGTAAATTATCACCCTCAATCGTGGTGTCTCCCTCTCTATTCTCAAACGTGGTGTCTCCCTCAAAATTAGATGATAAATCAATGTTCGTATCACCCTGCAAAAATGAAATTTTATCATCATTATTTTTCTCTTCTTCGATTTCTTCAGGTTTTCTATTGAAATTGAAGAAGTTGCCTATTTTTTGGAAAAAATTATCTTCATTTTTCTTAGCATCTTCTTTCTTAGCATCTTCTTCGGGTTCCAACTCAACTCCTTTATTTTTTTCTACACTTTTCTCAAGTTCATTAAAATCAATTATCCCTTCTTTATCCTTCTCATCACTCCTACTGATTCCTGTCAAAATTCTATCAAATCTTGCTAATTGGGATCTAAACCTTGCTACATCAGGTTTGTTGATAGTTTGTTCCCCTGTAATTACTCTTGTTGCAAGTTCTTGTCTTCTTTGATCTCCTGTTTGACTCGATTTTGCTAATGCAGGTATCAAGAAACTAGCAGCGAGTGCAGCAGTTAGAAGTAATGGATTTCTTGTTCTTGATGCTCCTCTCACTACACCACCAGCGACATTCGATGTCCCTGCACCTCTATTACCAATAAAACCCTTGAGAGCAAGAACATTTACAACTGATCCAGTCAAAAATTCTACTATCTCTGGTGATAGTAATGCACCTGCTAATCCAAAACCTGATAGTGCACCACCAATATTATTTGAACGTAATGCTGCCACACCAGATGCAGCAGCAATAGCAGCACCTCCTCTTCTAAGATTGGTGAAGAGACTCGCTTTTACAGTGCTAAGATTATCAGAGTCTTTTTTTAATAGTTTTGCCTCATCTCTGTAAAAATTTCTCTTTGCTCTTACATCTTCTCGTATTTGTTGTCTAATCGCTCTCATCGAATTATTATTATCTTCTATGAGAGATATAATACGACCCAATACTCTTACCTGTGGTCTTTCTATATTTTTAACTTCTTCCGTTATTTTTTGTAGAGCAGTATTAGACGACGAGTCAGTCCTACGCTCCATAGGAATCATAGGAGTTTGTGGTAATACTTGTCTACCAGGTGTTTGCATCTGATGCTGCTGCTTGTTTTGCTTCTAATTTTTGTTTCTCAAGGTACTTTACAAGATAGTTTACGTAAACTTCTTTTTCCCATGGTATCATACCCTCAATTTCACTTAGTGACCACTTATGATGCTGCATCAGAGAAAAATTTGTCTCCATCATTGCATCAATACTGGTATGATATAGCATTATGCGAAAAAATTTGATAAACCCTCAATTAGGATATCAGAGTCTTTTTTCGTTTTTGGATTGTGAACAGTTCCTTTATACTGTAATTTTGGCATTGTTGCAAAGAAATCTTCAATCAATGAAAATTGTTGAGAATTCAATTGTTCAATAAATTTGATTAGTTCCTTCTTTGTACAATCCTCTGCACTCCATGCCTCATCTGTAGTGAATATTTGGTCAATACAATCAACGACAGCATCAAATGCCTTATCGATTCTATCTGTTCCCTCTATTCCAGATACAGAAAAGTTATTATCTAGAAATTGTTGCATCGAAGGGTACTTCATCTTCATATTGATATCACCACCAAGTTTGATCATATCAGTATGTCCATCAGGCACCTCAAGTTTGATATCGGAAAGATTGATTGTTAGTGGAACTTTTGTCTCACCATCATCTTGGCATGTTACAAGTAATTCGACGGATTCACCTATCGATTTACCTCTTATGTTCAAGAATAGGTATTCTAATTCAAAACTAGGTAATTTCTCAACATCCACACCACGAGTGATAATGCATGATTTGAGAACACTCTTGAGTGTTGCACTTATATCGGCATCACTACCGTTCTCAAGTGCTATTAGTAAAACTTTCTCTTCTTTGACAAGAAAAGGTCTGTATTTTACTTTCTTACCTGTTGATATGAGTTGCAATTCAAATGTGGGTGCAACGACCTTTGGTAAAGGCATAATATTATTTTCAGTGTATTTATTTAGACCTCTATTGTATCAGAGTTTCTGTGAATCCGCCACTAGCAATTATTTGAGCATCTGTAATTGATTTACCAGTCTCTTCAGAGATTCTTCTTGCCTCCTCCATGTTTACATTCAATCCTCTGACTCTAGATCTATCAGATTCACTCAATATAGGACCTTTTCTTGATGTTCTATCAATAAAGTACTGCTCATACTTGAATGTAATAGTTGTTTTTATCAGTTCTGCTCTTCCGTATGCTAAAGGTGCTGCAACAATACTACTTGGAAAAACGTTTCGCACATGGTATGTAATACTGCTAGGTAATTGATTATTGAATCTGCTTGTTTTATTCAATTTTGAAAATTCATCGTTAACGTCTTTACTGAATGCAGTAATTTCCATATTACACTTATATGTTTCTGGATATTTTATTCTTCTGAAGGCAGGTATTTGTTTTCTCTGTTCAGAACTTGTACCAAACGTCGTATTCGATTCACCCGACTTTATTCGTGTGGGAGATATAAATTCCATCCAAGCGTTGAATACATCATTTGTATAATAATCAGTCTGAGAGTAATATGTAAGTAGTATATCTGGAAATCTTCTAAATGTGGCATAATGTTGTGACAACCCTTGTCTCAATCCATCTACTTGACCAACTTGTATATCAGAACCTGGCAAAACTGCTTCAGAACAAAACAGTGCAAGATAAGAACCTGCATTGTATAATGACTCCCTTCCACCATTTTGATCATAAAATCCATGTTGATTTATAAATCCCCTTAGATCCTGTGTTCCAGAAAAATCTATACTCACATCGTAATTATTATTAAATGCTGGCGTTATATTACCAAATTTAGTTGATGTATCAGTCAACTCTGAAGTTGGTAGATAAAATCTTCCTGATCTGAACGCCTCTGACCTCTGTGCCATCTAAATATAGAATGTTACATACTATGTATGTCATATAAAGGTAAATTCAGACCCAAAAACCATAAAAAGTATAAGGGTGATTTCAGAGAGGTCATCTACAGGTCTTCGTGGGAGTTAAAATTCATGCAATATTGTGATACTAATAAAAGTATAGTGAAGTGGTCATCAGAAGAAATAGTTATACCATATAGGTCACCTGTAGATAATAGAATACATAGGTACTTTCCTGACTTTTATGTCAAATACAAGGATGTCAAAGGTAATTTCCAAGAAAAAGTGATAGAAATCAAACCTGCAAAGCAAGTCACAGAACCTAAAATGCAGAAGAGAAGAACAAAAAAGTATGTGTCTGAGGTGTTCACATACGCTACGAATCAAGCAAAATGGGCAGCAGCAGAGGATTTTTGCAAAGATCGTAAGTGGCAATTTCAAATACTAACGGAGAAAGAACTTGGAATATAAAAACGTTTTCCCACTATCCGACTCTGTTGGGAGTCCTAGACCAGGTAGTATGATGATATTTCAATACACTGCAAAATATAGAGAAACACTGCCTTTCTACGATAGAAACCCATTATGTTACGTTGTTGCTGTACAAGGTCCTGCTTTCTACGGTGTCAACTTACATTATACCCAACCTCAAAATAGAAAGGCAATTCTTGCTTATATTGACGCTGGAGATGATATAACTAAGTTGCCAGGTTATAATAAATACCTAAGATCCTATGTAAAATCAACATTCATACGACTTGTTGGGGACGACATGGAGAAGGCAGCAGATATGGGATTTGAAGATTTCGTACGCACTGTAAACGGGGTCGATATATCAACATCACCATTCTTATCTAGTTTTTACAAATGAGCAAAGAAAAACCGATATCAATATATGGAGAGGGAGGAAAGGTTTCTGACACTATCACATGGAATGAGGGTGGTATGAGAATTATTGAGCGTATCGATATAAGCACAAATGGTAATACTGGATTGACTAAAGAAATACAGGTAACGGATCTCAATGGATCTGTAATAAATCCACTAGATAAAGTTCATAGTAAGGTATTAGAATTTATACAAAATTCCTCAATAAGAGAACAGAAATATCAAGAAAAAATGAATAAAATCAGAAGAGATGCACTTAAAAATGGGACTAATGATGATTTTGTAGAGTCACTCAAAAAAAATGGAACATTTGATGCAGTCATGGGCACCAGTAGTATCAATGACATCGAAATAAAAGGAGAAAATGCAAGAAATAATGAAAAAAAAGCAGAGGAGGAAAAAGATCAAAGAGCTAAAAACGATGAATTGGTACGAGAGTTCAATAAGGACACACAGGTAAAACAAGAAGAACTATATTACCCTATTGATATGATAACTGACGTAGATGATAGTCAGGACTACATTTATATCGAACAATACTCATATCAACCTCCACAACCTTCGGGAAATCCCCCTTCTGAAGTAGTCAAGGGTGGAGTGACAAGATTTACAAACATAGAAGAAAAATATGGTGGATGTAAATTACCTATTCCAAATAGACTTGGAGTAAGTAATGGTGTGAATTGGGGTGAGGCAAGAGCAAATGCACTTGAATTATCTGCTTTTGGTTCTGCAAAAGATGGTATACAGAGAACTCTTCAAGAACCAGGTAAGATACTAAAAGTTATTACAGAAGGATTAAATGAAACAGGTGGCACACTAGCTGCTCTAAGAAGTGATGTAACTGCAGCAAGAGAAAATTCAAATATCGTAAACTCAAGCACAATACTTAGTGGTGTCTTAGCAAGATCTGCTTTGGGTAGTATTGGAATAAATGTTGATATTGATCAATTCATAACTAGAGAAACTGGTGCTGCTATAAATCCAAATCTAGAATTACTATTTGGAGGACCGCAATTGAGAAGTTTCAATTTTGACTTCAATTTTGCTCCCAATGGTGTCAAGGAAGCAACAATGGTAAGAAAAATTCAAAGATGGTTCAAACAAGGCATGTTACCCTCCCGAAGAAGAGCGACAGCATCATCAGCATCAAGTTTGTTCCTAGCATCTCCAAATGTTTTTAGAATAACGTATAAAAACAATCGAAGAAGAATAAAAGGTTTGAATACATTCAAAATATGTGCTCTTACTGCAGTTCAAGTTGATTTTACCCCTGATGGTGTTTATCAATCATATGAAGATGAAAATGCTGTATCAATGCCTGTAAGAAGTACTATGGCACTATCATTTACTGAGTTGACACCTATATTCAGAGATGATTATCATCCAGATAATAATGATCCAAGCATGATGGATGCTGGACTTAATGCTAGTGGTGAAAACAGAATTACTGACGATGACATAGGATTCTAATGAATTATTTCGACCTATTCCCAGATGTAGAATTACCTTCTTTCTCAAATAAGAGAAATTCTAGTAAAGATTTTATGAAAGTAAAAAACCTCTTCAAAAGAGGTAAAGTTCGTGAGGACTTTTTTCAAAACATCACCGCATTTTATCAATATACGATTGAGGGTGATGATAGACCAGATAATGTGGCAGATAAAGTTTATGAGAATCAAAATCTTGATTGGGTTGTCTTGATTGCTAATAACATTATCAATATACGTGATGAGTGGCCTATGAGTCAATATGATTTTCAAAGATATTTGGATAATAAGTATGATTCTGTGCAATTGAGTCAAATACATCATTATGAAACAACTGAAATAAGAGACCCAGATGATAAATTACTACTTCAATCTGGGTTGACTGTAGATGCAGATTTCACATTTTCTTACTCACATGGGCAAACCATTTATAATGTAAATAAAGTCACTTCAGTTTCTTACTTCCAACATGAAGTAAACAAGAATGAGGCTAAAAGGTCAATATACCTTGTAAGACCAGAATATGTCCCTACAGTCATAAGTGACATGAGAGAGATAATGACATATACCGATAGTTCACAGTTTATCAACAGAAAGTTGAAAAGGGGAGATAATCTTAGAGTCCTCGAACCTCGTTAAAAAACCTTAAGGGGCAATTTTGCCCCGAATTTTTTTTGCCCTTTTTTTGAAATCAAAAGTCGTTTTTGCCTACAAGTAATGCACTCCGATGTGATATGCAATAGATACTCTGTCCTCAAGTGATCTGTTCACATCTACATGATGTATGAGGTTGCTATTAAAAAATAGTCCTCTATTTGTCTGAGGTGTGAAGTACATAGCATTATAGTCTCTCTTCGCTATGGTGCATGTATTGATGAACTTATTAGGATATGGGTTCATGACAACGAGATCACCTGAGTTTTCGTTTGCTTTCAACCAGAAGGCACCACTAAACTCACCCACAGTATGATGATGCATAGTGTTTGATGCACCAGTAGGGTTTATATTACAAAATAATTTGTTAAAGTTGACCCAATAGGGTTCTTCTATCATATAATGCTTGATATATTTTCTGAACTCTCTTAGAATTACTTGTTTGATTGGGTGGTCTATGTCCTTCTGCCAACCACCATAGTTTGAGTTGCCATCTGACTCAGGGCAGACTTTCTGTAGGTCATACACATAAGATAAACAAGAGTCTACGACAGATTGATCTCCATCGTAGACTCCGATTGTCTCTTCAAATGAGACGTATTCCATTACTCTTCTGCTAGACGCTGAAAGTATGATAGGGCATCATCATCAGTAGATGCACTTGCAGTCACTGGTTCTGGTGGTGCAGTTACTATCTCCTCCTCTTCAGTTGCAACCTCTGCTGCTACTGGTGGACGTGATGTGTTCAACACACTGTCCAATCTCTTTTGAAGATCGGCATATGATTTGAACTGATCAGCAGCAGTAAACTCTTCAAGAGAGTATTGCTTCTTCCAGATCGCTTCAAGAGCATCGTCATCATCAAGAAGTGCACTGGTA